TATCTCCGGTATCTATCACACATCGCATTGGTGCATCAAGGCACTGGAGCACCTACGAAACCCCCTTAGCTCAGAGGCAGAGCGCGCGGCTCATAACTGCGAGGTCGGCGGATCAAAACCCCCAGGAGGTATCCCTTCAATTTCGGCAGCTTTACAGAAGCTGCATGGGCGCGAGCCCCCCCCTCCTCAGTTCCCTGAGGGAAAGGTTCGGAGGAGGGGTGCGGGGAACCATAGGTTCCCCGGTCCGTAGGTTTTCTGATGATGTCAAGCTGGACGTTAAACGGAGCTGGCATTGATATAACTCAGAGGCAGAGATGGACTGTCGGTCCAAGGTCGCGAGTTCGACCCTCGCTATCAATGCTGTTCACTTCGGCAACTTTACAGAAGCTGCCCGTCATAGTTCAAGTGACGCTAAACATGAGCAACATTTAACCGGGGTAGCGCAGGGGCAGCGCGCGTGGCTCATAACCACGAGGTCATACGATCAAAACGTATCTCCGGTATCCATTACAATTCGGCAGCTTTACAGAAGCTGCTACACACCCTCACTACATGAGGGAAAGGTTCGGAAAACCGTAGGTTTTCTGATGATGTCAAGCTGGACAATAAACGCAGCGCCATAATGCCGGTGTAGCTCAGCGGAAGAGCGCCTAAAACACCGTCTCCTGACACCTTGACCTGTGCAGATAAATTTTACCTTCACATGTCCGACTGGGAGATGGTTATCCGCTCATAACGGGGAGGACGTAGGATCGAAACCTACCGCCGGCATTCACTTTTTTCATTGCAAAATAAATGAATAATTTTTATTTTGTATTCCATTTAGCACAATGTGGGTTCACTTTGCGTTATACTGTAGAAACATGAATCTATGCAATACATAAAGCACACAAATAAACAAGGAGTGATGAGCGACACCACCAGCATTGACGACTTGCCTACCGCATCCGGCCAGAATGCGAATACCCAGAATCAAAATGTGGTGATCAAGCAGGCCGAACCGGGCGCCATGTCGTATTCTCCCAACGTGCCCGATTTAGCACCTTCTCAACAGCAACAACAGCAACAACAGCAACAACAGCAACAGTACAATCAAGGCCCGCCTATGAACCCCAACCAGCAGCCCAACCAAAAACTGATGAACGAACTGGTGAGCGGGGTGCAGCGTGCCAGCATGACGGGCATGACCGCGCTGCCGTCCCGCGACATCCCCCGCGATACGAGCATCATGATGCAGGATGCGCAGGTGCAGCCCACGTACGTCCCGCAGCCGCAGCGCCACGTGGATTACATTCAGGACCACGAAACCAGTTCCACGCTGGAGCGCGTCATGCACCAAAACACGCGCGGGGCCAATCGCGCCGACACTTTAGAAACTTTTTACGAGGAGATTCAGTCCCCGCTGATGTTGGCCATCCTGTATTTTGCGTTTCAATTGCCGGCAGTCAAACGATACATGTTCCGCTACCTGCCATCGGCCCTGTTTAGCGCGGACGGAAACGCTAATCTGACCGGGCTGATTGCCACGAGCGCCATGTTCGGGCTTGCGTTTTACACTCTGCAAAAAAGCATGAACCAGTTACTGGAATCTTACTAATTAATTATATTTGTAGTTTATATACCTCAACTAATAAAATGGCCACCAGGCGAGTCAAACGAATTAAGCGCACTAAAAAACAAGTGCATCGTGCCCGTGGTCGCAAAACGAACCGACGTTGTCGTCGTTATACAAGAAGGCAACGCGGCGGGAGAATAATTACAGTATGTGAAAAAAGTGGATTTTTTGAGGCAGTCGCATCCGGCATTGTCATCACGTATGATGATGAAACACACATGTTTAAAATAGGAAGTGACGATTATGAAACAGTTGAACAACTCGAAAAATTTAAAGGTGCAGCCCGATATAAGAGAGCGGTGAGTGTATTAAACCACATGGGAGAAACATCAACACAATTGAATTGGTATAACTTTGCACGATTTGCAAATATGTATTGTCCCAATGCTGCTGATCCGCAGTGTGCGCAAATCACCGCCTTCGTTGATTCGCATAGATCAAGCAGGATTGAAGATAAAAATTCAACGTTTGTGGGCCGTATAATCCAAGATTCAATTAAATACGGTCAAAACGATAATAAACACTCAGACACAGGTTTTAAGCTTTGGATAGACATGGCAAACGCTGCTGCTTCTGGTGCTGCTGCTTCTGCCACTGATACTGATACTGATTCAAAAAAAATATTAATCAACGAAAACGGTGTTCAATTAAGACGAAAATACAAAACATGGTCGAGGGATGTCTGCGAAATTGATGATGATGGAATGCCTTTCACAAAATGTGTTTTCATCAAAAATACAACAGATCATTCTGTTTCTGTTAAATATGTCATGTCTTCAGATGCACGAACATTTTGCGCATTAGCAAACTATACATCATTGTTATATGAGAGAACAACTGATTACAGTTTTATTTCTCCAAGTGTAACAATCAGATTGATTGCAAAAGAAAGGGTTCCCCAATTTGACATTACGGGTGAGTTTGATCATGTTTATGTTGCAATTAAGAGTGCTTATGAGAAATGCGCAAAACCATACACTGGTTCATATGAGTTTTATCAAGAAAAAAACCCACTCATTGCAATATTCTATTTTACGAAACCACCTAAAATGGTTTATACTCCAATTGTTTATCAAAACCATATTCAAAACCTCATCAATTCATGTGTGGACCAAATCAAGTTGAATAGGCAATTGTTTACCGATGTTGAAACTACACCCATTGTAGACGAACTTGAAACATTTAAACAAAGATTGAAGGAATTGAAGGAATTGAGGGATGATCCGAAACCAAATTTAGAAGCTTTAAAAATATTGGACAACGAAGTGAATACCTATGTCCGAGTGACGTTTCAAAGATTATTGGTTCAAAAGACTAAAGAACAATCACTTGCTAGTAAATTTAGCAAGATGTCCATCGGTGCTGCTGGTGCTGCTGGTGCTGGTGCTGGTGCTGCTGCACTATAATCCATTTTCATTTTCGTAGAATTCAATGCATTATCTTCTATCATTTGTTATAGTTTATAAAAATGATACAGCACCTTTTAGCGAAGTTTCAAATTTCAAACATGCAAGAGGAACCAAAAGAAATAAAAGAAACAAAAGAACCAATTGTAACCAATCCAACAAATCCAACAAATACAATGCATTTAGACACGCCATTCAAACTGCCCATGGAGTATTTGCCCGAGGACCAATTGTGCCCCATTGACAAGAGCGTGCTCTCCGACTTGGAGCTCATTGAATGCACCAAGCAAATAAATGATACGAGCTCCACGAATAATGAATCCAATGACAAATCCATGTACGCCCATGTGTTTCAGCCTCAGTCCGCATTCGCCAAGCGCTACCTCGGCATGTGGGCCAAGCAGTTCACCACCAGCGTGCCGCATTTGCAAGACACCCAGCGCTTCATTGCTGCTGTGTCCAAAGACAAGTCACGTGACGATGATTCGTTGATCGATTTTGATAAAGTGGAAGCCATTTGGACCCGCATCAAGACCGACGCCTCCTTCCGCGACAAGTTCAACTACATTGACTACGCCCCGCTGGATGCGCTGAACCGCTCGCCCACGTTCCTGCAGTGCTACAGCATGTACAACCTCTTCTCGCCCTTGCTATCATTTCTCATGCCCGTCATCATGCTCATCGTGCCGTTCTTCCTCTTGAAGCTGCAGGGCGTGCCCATCACGCTGCCCACGTACTTCGGCATCATAAAGATGATGCTGTCGCAGCACGCCATCGGCAAGCTCATTTTTGACATGAGCTCCGTGGGATGGGACAAGCGCATCTACATCCTGGTGTCCGTCGTGTTCTACATCGTGCAAATGTACCAGAACGTGGTGTCGTGCCACCGTTTTTACCGCAACACGTTCCTCGTGCACGACGATTTGGCCGCCATTCGCGCCTATACCGATGCCACCATTCATAAAATGCGCGCATTTGCGGCCCATGCGCTCGCATGCGGCAACACTTACGCGCCCTTTGCCGCCGATCTGCAAAAGAACCAGGAGCAGCTGGAGCGCATGGTGGCGGCCTTGGACCGCATTGACCCGCCCGCGCTCACGGCCAAGAAGTGCCTGCAAATCGGCTACGTCATGCAGCAGTACTACGCGGTGTTTTCGGACGCGAGCATTGCGGCGTGCATGCAGTACAGTTTCGGGTTCAACGCGTTTGCGGAACACGTGGCGCATTTCGGCGCGCTGCTCCATGCAAACAAGGTGGCGGCGTGCGAGTTCATCAACGGCGAAGACCAAAACAATGCAGATAAGGAAGAAAATAAGGACAAAAAGAAGGACAAAAAGAAGAACAAAAAGAAGAAAGAAGAAGGCAAAGAAGGCAAACAACCCAGAAATCACACGGAAATTGTCAACGGGTACTACGTTGCGACTGCCCTAAGCGATGACTCTAGTGCATTGGGTCCCGTCAAGAACACGGTGTCGCTGGACAAGCGCCTGGTCATCACCGGCCCAAACGCGTCGGGCAAGACCACCATTCTCAAAATGACCATGCTGAACATCCTGTTTTCACAACAGCTGGGGCACGGGTTCTACGAGGCCGGCACGCGCATCCGCCCCTACCATCAGCTGCACAGCTACTTGAACATTCCCGACACGTCGGGGCGCGACAGCTTGTTCCAGGCGGAGTCCCGGCGGTGCAAGGAGATTCTGGATAAACTGACGCCCAGTCGGCACTTCTGCATTTTTGACGAGCTGTATTCGGGCACCAACCCCTACGAGGCAATTGCCAGCGCGTACGGCTACATCATGCACCTGACCAAGCACGACAACGTGGACTTCATGCTCACCACGCACTACATCCAGTTGTGCAAGCTCTTCCAGTCACAAAAAACAGAATCAGAATCAGACAAACGAGAGAAAATCGCCATTAATTCAGAAGTAAATGAAACAAATAAAATCCGGAATTTGCACATGGACGTGGCCGACCGCGGCAACTACGACTTCAAATACTTGTACACGCTGCGCCCGGGTATTTCGGCCATCAAGGGCGGCATCAAGGTGCTGTATGATCTGCAGTACCCCGCGTCCATTGTGGACGCCACGCGCCGCATTTTGACCAGTCTTTAAAATCGCGTTCGTTATGCCACATTTTATTTATTATTTGATTGTAAGACATATTAAATAATATTTCAAATACTACCACACACACATACTTTGCCATGTCCGGGTCTTCGTTTTCGGTTGCCACCACCGTGTTTGTGAGTTTAGCAATCTGCGCCGTGATTTCTTACGGCATTTTTTATTACTTCAAGCAGCGCCTGTCGCTCATTGAGAAGTCCCAAATGGAGCAGGCGCGCATCATGCAAGCGATCATTTCGCGCGGGTTACATGCGCAACCGCATCACCATCATTTATCAGACCAAGAACAAGCACAAGCGCTGGCACAAGCACAAGCGCAACAAGCACCAATTCATAATTACGACAAAGAAATCACCATCACACAGAACAGTTTGATTGAAGTTAGTTCGGAGTCGGAGTCGGAGTCGGAGTCGGAGTCATCTTCAGATTCATCCAGCGAGTCAAGTAACACCGAAACAGAGGAAGACAAGTGGTCCATCGGTGATGAAATCCATCAACCCGAGGAGTATCACAAACAATTTGATGAAGAATTCAAAAAGAACATTCTGATTGACACTATTATTACCATTGACGCATCGGAAGATGCTTCCACCAAAAAAATAATTTCTCTCAACCTCACTGAATGTACTAACAATGAGGACAATGACGATGACAATGACAATGACAATGACAATGACGATGACGATGACTCATCCTCCTCTTCATCCGAGGATGCTGCGAATGAAGCAAATGAAGCAAATGAAGCAAATGAAGCAAATGAAGCACATGAAGCCAGTGATTTTGATTTGAAAATTGGATACAAATCCAACGGCGCAAAATCCATGCAGTTGAATTATGGCAACATGTCGGTGCCTGCATTGAGACAATTAGCGAAGGAACGCGGCCTAGGAGGCGAAGAAGCCGACTTGCAAAAACTCAAAAAGAAGGATCTCGTCCAGCTTCTGCAGTAATTCGCACATCGTGTAACCATTTAAAGAATGCATCCTACTACTTTGTACAATTCATTACTGTCGGATTGATTTTCTCTCGTTTTAATGAAATGCATTATGGAATACGTGTGGATTGATGCCGCCGGAGGCATGCGCAGTAAAACCCGGGTTTCCACTCTTGAACCAATCTATCATAATTGTGTCCATAAGTGTGTATTGTCTGACCCCGAACGATGGGAGTGGTCGTTTGACGGCTCATCCACCGGGCAAGCCACGGGAACCGACAGCGACGTCATCATTCGCCCCGTTGCCATGTACCGAAACCCATTTTACAAGAAGGTTGAGGCCTACTTGGTGATGTGCGAAACATACGACAAGGACGGCACGACGCCGCACGCCACGAATGCCCGCGTCCGATGCGCGCAAACCGAGGCCGCGTGTTCAAACGACGAGCCCCTGTTCGGCATTGAGCAGGAGTACATCCTGTTTTCAAAGGCAAAAGATGTCCCGTATCAATGGGCAACCTCGGGGGACCCGGGGTGCGGTAGACAAGGCCCGTATTACTGCGGTGTCGGCGGCGACCGCTGCTTCGGACGGAACATTGTGGATCAGCACTTGGAGGCGTGCCTTGAGGCGGGCATTGAAATCGGCGGCACCAATGCGGAGGTGACGGCGTCGCAGTGGGAGTTCCAGATCGGGCCGCTGCCTGCGACCCAAGTGTCGGACCAGCTGTGGATGGCGCGCTACATCCTGCAGCGCATCACGGAAGAGCACGGGTGCTGCGCCACGTTTCACCCCAAACCGATGCGCACGTGGAACGGGTCGGGCGGACACACGAACTTCAGCACGGCGAAGATGAGGGGGTCACCCGAATCCACCGATAAGATGAGGGGGTCCATGAGGGGGGCAATGGACATAATCACGGACGCATGCGCCCGATTGACGGCTAAACATGCAGAACACATGGCGGTGTACGGCGAATTCAACGATGCGCGCATGACGGGACTGCACGAAACCAGCTCCATGCACGAGTGCACGTGGGGAGTCAGCGACCGCGGGCGCAGCATCCGCATTCCGCGCCACGTGGCAAACCGGGGGCACGGGTATTTAGAAGACCGGCGCCCCGCAGCCAATTTGGACCCGTACCTTGTCACCGAACGCATCATGCGCACTTGTTGTTTACCCGAAACGAGAGAATTACAGTGAATTAATTCACATTCCAACGTGTTGCAAATAAAATAATATAATTATTATCCAATTATATTATACATCATATATTCATTGCACATCATCCGTTATTATTTTATGAGCTGGGCAACGTGCTACGCTGGATCCAACAACATCCACTTCAATTTCCCGCCGATCATGGCAGACGGGCGCAATTATGCCGACTGGCAACCCGGCGCCGCCATCAACGAACGCATTAAGGAACAAGCCGGCATCACGTCAAACGCGCAGTACCGCCAGTTCCTGACGCGCAATGCCACGCAAATCATGCAGGCCAATCAGGTGGAGGCGTGCAACCAGTGCGGCAACTGCGTGTACAACACGAGCAACCCGCTTCAACCGCAGCCCAACGTGCCGTACGTGTTTGCGGGCGTGCTTGACAGGAGCCAGCCCTTCGGCTACGAAAGCAGCGACCTGAAGAACTACTACCTGTCGCGCCAACAGCTGCAGGCGCGCATGATTGCGCCGGTCATCACCCAGCACGAGCTGCTGGTGCGCGGCTACCCCACGCATAATTAACGTCGCATTGTCTTATTGTTGCGTCGTCCGTATTTGCAATACTGACGTTGCGAAAATCCGCGGGGGGCGCGGCAATTAATGCTTTTCTTGTATTTGACGGACCATTTGTGTCGTCCTTGTCGTCCTTGTCGTCCTTGTCGCGTGACTGTGTGCATTGTTGTTGACCACTATAACATGAGACACATATATTTTATTTTCGCGGTGCAAAAGCACCTAAACGCATGATCACATGCATGAATACACATAATTCTACAAAATAAATCAATGCCATCTCCCGCAATGGCTTCATGCGATGGAATGTACTTCATGCCGCAGCCAGTAGCAGCAGTAGAAACAGTAGAAGTATCAGTTGCATCAGCATCATCATCATCATCAGCAAAAGAAGAAAATGAATCCACTACAAGAGTGTTAAGCATTGACGTGGGCATGAAGAACTTGGCGTATTGCTTGTTTGAATGTGCCCCCGATGCCGGAGAAATAAAAACTCCGGAGTCCATCATGCAGCAAGCGAAAATTATGGCATGGGATACGGTGAATTTGTGCAACGGGCCCACCGTGGATGAAAAGCCGGCAGCACCCACATGCTCCAGCGCCGGATGTAAATTTGCCGCAAAATTCATGCACTCCGGGACGCATTACTGCACACGGCACGCGAATGCATCGGGGTACAAGATGCCGTTGCCTTCATCCATTGTGTCACCCAAACTCCTGAAAAGAATGACGCTGGAACAGCTAAAGGCATTTTCGGGCGAATATCTCTCTTCTGCTATTCCTGAAAAGTGTGAAAAGAGCAAGCTGAAGCTGTTGCAGCATGTGACCGCTGCCTTGGCGGCCGAGTATCTGGTTGCTGTGAGCACCAAACCGACCGTGATTTCTGCCGCATCCATGGATTTGATCACCATTGGGCGCAACATGCACCGGCGGTTTGACGCGCTGCCGCACCTGGCAGCCGGGCTGGACGTCGTGATTATTGAGAACCAGCTCGGCACGCTGGCCACCCGCATGAAGACGCTGCAGGGCATGATCACGCAGTACTTCATCATGCGCGGGGTGCCGGACATTCGGTTCATATCCGCCACGAACAAGCTGAAGCTGTTTTCCAAAGAGGGGGAGGACAAGGGTGACAAAACTGATTATGCTGACCGCAAAAAACGCAGCATGGAGATTACAAGAGCGCTCATTGCAGAACATGCACCCGAGCACATCGGGTTGTACGACAAGCACAAAAAGAAGGATGATCTGGCGGACTGCTTTCTGCAGGGTGTGTGGTGGTTATCAGGGAACTACGTTCAGCGCAAGTAGCCTTTGGCCCCGAACCCCTCCTTCTGGATTGTAAGGCACGTGTTTGTAATGCCAGGGTTAAAGGGACGACACGTCCCGTGTTTATTTGCAATGCCGCAACTAGGGGGGGTATAGGGGGGGCGCTTGTCGCCCCCACTTATTATTGCGTATGATTTAAACTTAAAAGATATAAATCAATCATAAGAATAGACATAAATTCCCGATTTTCTGCTGTAATGGAGGAAGTGATTGACATTTCGGATTTGCCCAGCGTGAAGGGGGGTGGAAAGTCCACCAATTTCGGGGGCGGGCTGGAATTCTTGATGAACGACAAAATGAAAAACGGTAACAATAACAACAAGAGTAGCGGAGACATTGACATCGGCGACTTGAACGCGCTGGAAGCCGAGTTGAACGAATTAAGCGATGTTCAAATGCCGTCGTCGTCTGCAAGCAAGTCGGTGTTTTTTAGCGGGATTGGGTCTGGGTCCAATAACAGCGTGTCATTCAAAGAAGACCCGATTGAACTTGGTGGCGGCGCTGGCAACAGCAGTAGCAGTGGCAGTGGCGCCTTCAATTTAGGCAGCTCAACCGCAACTGCATCGGACGACAAGCAAACGTGGGACGGGTTCGGCAAGTTCAACAACGTGCCGCTGAACCCCGACGCGCCCGTGGACGCGCAGCCGCAGCTGACCAAGGAGGAGCTGCTGCGCGAAAAGTTCAAGTACCTGCGCAAGCTGGAGGACCTGGAGCAGAAGGGCATCACACTTACAAAGAAGTACTCCATGGAGTCGTCGCTGGCGGAAATGAAGGGCGAATACGAAACGCATCTGGAGGAGCGCGAGCGGCGCAACAGCGTGAAGTTCCAAGGCAAGATGCTCATGTCCGTCATTACCGGCATTGAGTACTTGAACAACAAGTTTGACCCGTTTGACCTGAAGCTGGACGGCTGGAGCGAGCAGGTGAACGAAAACATTGACGACTACGACGACATTTTCTCGGAGCTGCACGACAAGTACAAGTCCAAAGCCAAGATGGCGCCCGAGCTCAAGCTGCTGTTCCAGCTGGGCGGCAGCGCCATCATGCTGCACATGACCAACACCATGTTCAAATCGGCCATGCCCGGCATGGACGACATCATGCGGCAGAACCCGGAACTCATGCAGCAGTTTACGGCGGCGGCGGTGAATTCCATGTCGCAGAACCGCCCCGGATTCGGCAACTTCATGGGCGATTTGATGGGTCCAGGGCCTCAAGGCCAAGGCCAAGGCCAAGGCCAAGGCCCTCAGCCACAAGCGCCAAGACAAGCGCAGCCCTACATTCCCAACCAGCGCCCTCCTCCGCCCCCGGTTCCCACCAGTGTGCGCGACCCCAACTCGGATGCGGGCACGCCGTTCCGGGCAGGGAACAACAGCGCACCTCCGCCTTCCAGTCGCCCCGATTTGACCGCGGCACGCAACATGGGCCCTTCGGATTCGGCTCCTCCTCAGGTCACGGTATCCAAGCGCCCCGACATGCGCGGCCCCACCGACATTTCCAACATTCTGTCGGGATTGAAGACCAAAACCATTCCATTGCAGCAACAACAACCGCAACAGCAATCACAGCAATCACAGCAATCACAGCAAGCCAACGAAGACAAGACCAGCACCATCAGCATTTCCGATCTGAAGGAGCTGCAGAATGACAACCTGCCGCACAAGAGCAAGCGCCGCCAACGCTCCGACAAGAATACTGTGAGCTTGGCTCTAGACATTTAGAGAGGATGGAAAATTGTAGATTGTAACAAATAAACAATTTAAATACATTCAAAAGAATATATTTAAAAAATGAGCCAAAATTACGTGCTAACGTGTGACAAGGACGCGGTGTATTTAAGCCGTGACAAGGCCAATCACATGTATTTGATTGAATTCAAAGCCGTGAATCCCAAGATACGTATTGATGCGCTGCTCACGTTTGACATGTACAAAATGATGTACGAGCTGAACAAGGATTTGTTTGACGCACACCACATTGCATTCCCGGACCCGAACGACCCCTCGCGAGCAGAAATCCTCTTCATTTTCAAGAGCGTCATGGGACTAGGCGAGAGATACACGCACGTGTCTACGCACATGCCGCATTTATCCAACCAGGAGCCATTGGCTGAAGGTCAAGGCCAAGTCATTCGCGTGAGTAGCATGAACGTTCCCAAGACCGCGCAGTCGCAGTTGCGACACTTGATCCCCCGGCGCGCCGATCAAATTGACTCCGACAATTCCAACATCACGATCCACGTGCAATCGGACGGCCATGCCATTCAGTTTTACTACAATTTCAAACTGCAGCTGTCCAAACCCGACGACGTGATTTCCATCCCGCCCTTTGTGGACAAGGCCGTGAGCACCATGATGAAAACCATATTCGTGCGCATGAAACAATTCATTGAGTGCCTTGGCTAAAGGTTCATTTGCCGCGCTTTCATTTGCCGCGCTTTCATTTGCCGCGCTTTCATTTGCAGCGCTTTCATTTGCCGCGCTTGTATAATGCCATGTAACAGATGAGGCCAATGCCGAGAATGGATCCCACGATGATCACGGGGCGGGTATCCGACCGGGTGTTTTTTTCGGTGCACGCGTTCAGTTTGCACGTCATTCCAATAATGGTTTCAATGATTTATGAACTTGGGTATATAAATCATTAAATATTTTATTTTATTTTTTTTCATGCATTTTTCATGCATTTTTCATTCTTCGGAAAAGCGTTCCAATGTGACAGTTAGACTACTGGCATTGGCAATATCCCTTAAAACAGAGGTGACATTGTATGGTCTCGCTGCATACGTGACTGGAACGTCAATGATGTTATCCTTCGTTGCATTTTTAATAGGTTTGCCAGTGACCCGCCAAACTTGTCGTTTTGTTGGTACTAATTTTGTTAATAAATTATTGCCCGCAGTTTCATCTATGATGTATATTTTATCCCCCGGTCGCAATGACGTCAGTTCCGAGGCAATGTTCACTATGGTCCCGTTCTTTCTCGCCATTTTATTCATATACAAAACCGTGCTTTCGCGTTGCGTGGCTGCATTCCAACCCAACGATGCGGTTTGTCCGTTTACGGCATCAAGTTCTGCAGTGTTGTATGCGTTTGCAAGAGTAATTAAATTATTTAAATTATTAACACCATTTGTATACAAAGCAGATGGATTGGCGCCAATTTGTCGTTGGATCTCTTTCAATGTTTCCACATTGGTGGTTTTGATCGTGGGATTTGTCGCATCATTAACTGCATTAATTAATGCGGTTGCTGTGCCAGGAGGAGGAGGAGGAGGAGGAAGATCCCATTTTGCCGTGTACACATATTCTTCCTTTGTTAACGGGTGTCCAATCCGGCCTAATACCTGCTCCACCGTAAAATTTTGCGAATGCGTTTTCAAGCCGTTCATCATCTGGTCCCATAAGATCTGCGCATTGGTTTTGAACATGGACCCGTCCAACGAACACGACAGGCGCGCCATGTCCATGCCGGTCATGTCCGCCAAATTTCCCTGATACAGATACATCGCGAGTTGAACCGCAAACAGGGGGAACTGGATGCACCTTCCGGGCGAAGCGCGGATGCCCATCAAGCTCGCAAAATCCGGCGACTTGCTTTCGTTTGTGCTCGTGAGTTGCTGAAGAACCGCGCGGTCGTTGCGTTTCTTGTAAAAAAACTCCTTGTTCCACGCATAATTGTTGAACACCATGTTTTTTCCGTCGTACTGCATCCGCGCATTTCGGTGAAACATGTTTTCCAAGATCACGGCGAAATTGGCGCCGAGAATGGACATGTTCGGCTGTTTTGAGATGATGAGAGCGTTGGATCGCGTCAAACTGGAAGAAGAAGAAGCATCAGAACCCCGTATTTTCGCGTCAATGAACGGTTTCAACAACGTGGACACCGGTTTGGCACCGGCAATTTCACGCACTCCAATGTCTTCAAAGTCCATGAATTGCCATTCCTTGGGATCCAGCAACGCGGGACACATGAACGGGTTGTGCAGGGCGCTGGAGTTCGGGATGAACGCGCCCTCGGCCACCGCCGCCGTGAATTTGGCGTCCATGGACCACGACATTTTCACATTGTATGCATTAAGCGCGGCAAGTGCCGCACTAATTCTTTCTTGATTGGCCTTTGTTATCTGAATATCGTCGTACTTCATTTTTGACAACAGCGTGAGAATTTTCTTGGCTTGCGTGTAAGCGTACACCGCATTTTCAAATGTGTCGTTGGTTCCGGCATTGAACGCCGAAGTAATGTAAGGTCCGTAATTCACAGATTTGTTGTTATTAGACGGATTGGCAAATAATTGAGTGGTGGCCCATCCAGCGTTAACACCACCAACAGCAGAATCAACATTGTTAGAATTGCTCAATAAATTGTGCAAAATCATGACATGCTCGTCAAACGAACTTATGTAGGCATTTCGCGGGAGTGTTATTACGCCAATGTTGCCACCTGTTGTTTTTTCCATTTTCCACCAACTTACCATTAAATTGGTTGGACTACTACTACCAACTTGACTAAGAGGAGGAGGAGGAGGAGGAGGAGGAGGAGGAGGAGGAGGAGGAGGAGGAGGAGGAGGAGGAGGAGGAGGAGGAGGAGGAACATCAGTTCCCGAATCAGCACACAAATTATTTAAGTTATTTATGATTGTGTTGAATCCAGTTGGTCCATTCACTTTGTCATTTGCATTCACTGCGTTCCAGTGTGCCACATTTAGCACAATCTCCGTCATTTTTTCTTTTATTTCACGTTGCGCATATAAATTATTGTGTGGATTGGCTGGATCAAATGCACGATGAAATGCATCATGAAGACATTCTAAGAGTGGCTGAGGATTGGTTCCTTTAATTGCATTATCCATCACGTCTTCAATGTTTTCCGGCCATTCGCCCATGTTTCCAATGAATGCGGAAGGACTGCTGCAGTAATCAACAAAGTACAGCAAATCATTCTTACTCAATTGATCCGTATCTGGATGCCATTTGAGCGTAAAAAAATCATCCATGTTTGCAATTTTCAAATGCAAACTCGTGTCCATGGCCAATGGATTGGATTTTCGTAAAACCGATAAACGCTGGCCAACGTAATCATCATACCGCGTTTTAACACCGGATTGAGTTTTAGCATCATAACACAGCGTCACGTGAATTATAGATTCGTACAACATGCTGTAATCTCGTAGTGCAGAAAAAAATGCATCTCCAATAAACTGTTTGTCTTCCGGTCTGTTAATTTTTCTCAAGCTTTTCATGTCTTGCGATTCGTATCCAATTGCCGCAATTTTGATGCAAATGCGTTTTTTTGATGCAGTGTCACTTGCATTTTTTTCGGCAGTTTTGAAGATCAGTTGCATCATTTTGTACATGTAGTCCATGCAACCGCGTTGGTTCAATGTGCCATCCTCCGCAATGAACGTTTCACCCGGAATCCAAGCATGAATGACGAATGTATTGCTTGGCCCACGAAATGGTGGCACAATGGACATGAGCGGCGGCGGATAAGCCGTTGGTAAATTCGGTTCTGTGTAATCTTGCACACCATTTTCATAAGTTGGTGGACGCATCAACTGAACATATTTATTTTCCCATTTTGTCTTCACGCCTCCGCGATTGCGTCGTGTGATTTGTTGAGTGCATTCATATTGATAGTATCCAGGGGTTGCCCAGTTGTAAATTGAATTTAATGGGAGTGGTACTGTAGTAATATGCAAATTTGTACGAAATTGTTGATTAACGTATGCTCTTGCACCAGTATACATATTCCCAATGGAATTGTTATAGGTTTGGACAAGTGTTGCAAACGCATTCGCATTTGCATTTTTGGTAGTTACATATCCAATTTGCTTTTCGTCATTTGCTTGTGAAGGAGACACATATTGTTCTTTCCAACTATATGTAGAATATCCAGTGTTGTCACTGTTTGGCCTTTCTCTTGATTCTGCCGGCATTTTGGTCGGATTATCAAATCTCATTTTTGGATAAGACGCTTCTTCTGGATTAGGATTGATATGGTATTTATTTTCGGTGAGTGGATCTTCCACTGGCGTCCACCCGTCTTTCAGTTCTTTCAAATCTTTCTCGCTCATTTCACCCAAAATGTGTTTAATCAATTCCGGGTTTTGCTTGAATATCCAAGTGTAGTCAAAATACACCGGGCCGCAAATGACATAGAGGGCATCGTCATGCACGGTTTCAAATTCATCTTTTTGTTGCTGAGCTTCAGACTTTTCTTCTTTTGTTGCGCTTTGTTTATACAATGTTTTCAAATAGTCGGCTTTTTCTATGAGGTTTGCAGGATTGATATTTACATTCACAGCACCAGCACCATTAATCACACTCGCATTATCAACCGCCTGGGCCTTGTCACTGTATTTCAATAAGGAAAGCAGTGTGTCATTGTCATACGCAAACGCAGCAAAGTTGTCAAAATTATCTATCACGGAATCCATTGCTTTTTTAATTGCAGCCAATGCTGGATCCTTTTGTCCACCGGGGTTATCTTTCACATAATTCGTAATCGCAAGTTTGGCCGCGGCATACATGGCATCCCCTGCAGCACATGCGGCACCGATCAACGGATTTAATTGACGTTGAACAATTCCAGCGACATTAAATGCAATCAAATGTGCTTGAATTTGTGTTTTTAATACAGCATTTGCACCTCCGCCAAAATTAATGGTAGCAAATAAGTAAGTTAATATTGCATCTGCATCATTTAAAGGTGTAACCTGATTCGTAATAAACTCTCTCGTGGCAATTGCTACTGCACACACGATGGAATGCGATTTGGTTTTATCAGATGCGCCAATTGCATCATTCATACATATTTGAAATGGTATTTTATTTAAAGCCGCATCTGTGATTGCCTTCTTCTCTTCTTTGGTCACCTTTGCGTTTGGTGTCAAATGGCACGGGTATTTGTAATACAACCGTTCCAGCAATTTTTCATAATTAAGGTTATAATCGGGCGTAGATTTGAACGTGTACAACCGGGTTTTTTCTTGAATGACTTTTAATTTATTGTCATTGCGCAAAACATTCCGATTGGGCAAACCGAGTTTTATTACAATTGTTTTTAGAAAGTAATCTATATTTTCAAGATTATATGAAGGCATATTCAGGTTCACTTGTGTCGCATGTGCAGAAACCATGCTTGAATTCATTGGTGGGACATAATTTATAATGCGTCCAAACAACCCAACCGATTTCGCATATAACCACCTAAAATAATTGGAGTAATACGTGAGTGCCTTTTGAGAGATGATTGATCTAAATTTATTAGTTGCAACATTGGTTTGGGTTCCAAATGCGTCTATTGCGATAAATTGGTTGGCAAGCGGAAGATACGCTAGATAATTATGTGGAGCAACTTGAGAAATCGGAATGGCAGTGCTCACCGGGGTGGTGTACAATATTGCAAACCTTTGAAACACACTAGTTGATGTTTCACCTCTTGGAGTCGTTGATAGATTAGTTAAATTGAACACTTTCGTCATTTCAGTTTTTATTTTCTGTTGATCCGCGTTTGCATCTTGGAACGATTGTTGGATCCATTGCAGCGCCCGTTTGCGGGATTTTTGATTAGCGAATGCCATGAATTTTTGAAACAAGTCCAACTGCATGAACACGGTCGCCGCCGCATCCTTCATGTTCAACTTGCCGAACATTTTTTTGAACTGAAAGTTGGTTTCGTAAAAAGCGTCCACGGTTTCCTTGGCGACATTCAGTGATGTGGGGACATACACCAAGTAATCACATGATGTGGACTGGGTTTTCTTTTGTTCTTCGTCCAAGTCCACGACGTATTCGGAGTTGGAATTCGCGACAATCATTTTTTGGGTCAAGATGTGGATGTTTTTTGTTCCTTCTGCTTTGTCGTCTGCATTTCTGCCCTTGTCGTCTGCAATTCTGCTTTTGTCGTCTGCATTTCTGCTTTTGTCTTTGTCACCCGGATTGGTGTCCTTGGCATTGGCCTTAGCATCATCGGCATTCGCCACAATGGAGTTGAATGTGACAACCACCGAATTGTACGTTTCCATTTTCAAATTTGCCGAAAACCCAGAAGATGACTGCGCGTCATCGTCGTCCCCAAACAAATTCAAGTTCATGGGTCCCAATGAATGAATAAATATTAAACTATGTTTATATTTTAATATTCGTAAATGTATCAAAACTTGGCAGATCGGAATGCAGTCAAGTAATGGCTGTACTTCATGTTTTCGCGCTGTTTTTTGGCGCGTTCCAGCACATCCATGGCGTCGCTGATTTCCTTGTCGGTCACGATGTTGCCCGGACCGTGCCCGGCTTTGGACAAGCCGCCAATTGCGGCGCCGCCGTTGCTGCTGGGACCTCCGCTAGAGCCGCCGCCGTTGCTGCCGGCACTCAAACCCATCGCCGCACCTTGGGCCATGACGCGGTATTTTTCGGGCATGATGCAGTACTGGCTGTTGGCGTTCAGCCCGTAATCCGCGAGGACCACAAACACGGCGGTGAGAATGAGCGCCATGACCAAATCGCGCGTGCCCATCCAGCACACCGAAAACACGAGCAGCTCCTTGCTCAATGCCGTCTTCAGAAAATTCTCGGTGGAGGGGTCCAGCTTCAGCTCAATGTAGCGCGCGCCAATGTTGAGCATGATCATGACCACGCCCGCAAAAAACAGGCTGTTGTTCAGCCGAAACGCCGCATAGTTAAACCACCCGGTGACAAAATGAAACGCGTCCATCTATAATTAACGAATTGCAAAATAATGATTACTATAATACAATAAAATAATATTTGTGAAAATCTCTCAGAAAATTTGACGTTTAAGACGGTTCACTCCCGACTTCACAGCGGCAGCGCCGTTGGTGATCATGCGTCGGCCGTTGCGAATGTGGGGGCGCAGCGCTGGAGTGAAGCCCTCTTTTGTTGCTGGGCTTGCATTGGTGGTCCAGTTGCATCCGGGGTCGCACATGTTGGCAATGGACACGTAATTGTTGGAATTCGCGGGATCGGGTTTGCACGAATTGGCTGCATTCATTGAATGCACGTTCATTTGCTTGATGGCCTCCAGCTTCAGTTGCAGCTTATCGTCCAACAGCGCGGGGCTTAACATGTATTGTAACTCGGGCTTTTGATCGGCGCCTTGCCCAACTCCCTTCATGCAGTATTTTTCTCTAAATTCCGCTGCCGTTGCGAATTGAATGGCGGACGACGGCATGATTGCAGATCCCAGTAATGGGTGGTTGCCTTCTGTTGCATTTGTTGCATTTGTTGCATTTGTTGCATTTGTTGCATTTGTTGCCTCTGCCTTGGTCGTGAGCCCTTCTCTTAGTGGTTGTGGTTGTTGTTGCATGATGGAGATCACGACGATCAAGGCAACAATGCCTGCAACGCGATGATACATAGTGAGTGCAATGATGGCCGACACCATCACCACTTTGCCTAAAACATTGTCTTGTTGAAGCATTATTTGTGTGATGTGTGATGTGTGATGTGTGATGTGTAATGATACATTACGGCCTTATTTTTTTTTTGAACCACTCAACCATCAATAAGATAAACAAAAACAAAATATTATCTGATCATTTTATTAGGATAGGAGAGAGATAATGTCTGGATATTTGCAATACTCTAATTATGGCGACGATGAACCACCATCCACGCCGGCACCTCAACCCAAACGGACATTAAGGACAAACCAACGAACGTTGCGATCAAGGCCGCCGGCTGCGCGCCCGACAGCGCAACAAATGAAACCAGCGCAACCAATGCAACCAATGCAACCAGCGCAACAAATAAAACCAATGCAACCCCATGACAAGTACGTGCAAGAGCTCATTCAACAAATCCACAATGGTGAAGGAGACAGCGACAGTGAATCGTCCGATTCCGACATCAATTACTTTAGTGGGTCGCAATCGCAACAAATGCAACAACAGTTTCAAACGCAACCCGTTGCGAATCGGAACCGGTTTGCAGCGGCAAACAGCTCGGATTTGAACGCCAAATTGAACCCCGCACCCGCCACCTCAACCAGCATGGTGGCAAAGGAAGGCTTTTCTTTAGCCAATGCAATGTTTCAAGCTTCTTCCAATGAAACCGGTGCTGGCGAAAACAAGGACATCCTGTTGCAAAAGCTGGACCACATCATCTCGCTATTGGAAGACCAACAGGATGCAAAAACGGGTCACGTGACCGAAGAACTCGTCCTGTACTGCTTTTTGGGCGTGTTCATCATATTCATCGTGGATTCGTTTGCCCGCGCGGGGAAATACGTGCGTTGAAAACCATTCACTTGCATTATATTTTATTTTATTTTCTCAGCATAAATTATAATACACAATAATGGCCGACCAAAAATCCAAGATAAAAGAGTTAATTCAATTGATGATCACTAATTATGATAATTTGCGCGCTCGTGATAATACAACCACATCACGTGCTGCTATAACTAATTTTCTTGAAACAAATAAAGACATGACCAAAACCGCTGATGCATTGTGGAGCATCATAACGGATCAATATAAAACGGGAACGCCTCCAGGAAATCAAGTGAATTTCTTTTACAATGAGTTTAAATCCAAGATAAAAGAGTTAATTCAATTGTTAATTACTTATTATAAACATGCGCGCGCTAATCATGATACAACCACATCAGATGCTGCTATAACTAAATTTTTTGAAACAAATAAAGACATGACCGAAACCGCTGATGCATTGTGGAGAATCATAACGGAGGAAACGGAAGTGCCTCCAGTAAATCAAGTGAATTTCTTTTACAATAAGTTTAAATCCAAAGGAGGAAAAGGTCGTCGTTCCAGTCGCAGCAATCGCAAACGAAGACATGCCAGCAAAGGCAAACGATTCAAAGGATGCACACGATGCAGGCAATGCAAATGCCGCACTCGTCGAGGCGGAAACATGTTTCATGGTTCCAATGCAACCGCACCCGTTGTGTGTTTGGACGGCAACAGTAAAATTCCATGCACGGCGTTTAGCAGTGGATAGAATTATATAATCAGTTCGCGGGCTTGTAAAACAAGTAGAAGAATTGGTCCTCCTTTTGTGCTTTGACAAGGTCAATTTGTCCAAGCATGTTGAATCCGACCCCCGCCGCCAGTTCAATGAACGTTTGCGGCGAGGGCATTCGGAAGTCGCGCACGTGCTTGCGCGTCTTGCCGGTTTTGTCGTCGGTGAACACTTCGCGATACTGCACAAAATCGTTCGGGAAAATTTGCACGTCGGACTTGTATTCAAAGTCGTTGAATTTTGTCACGGATTGCGCTTTGCTCCGGGTGACAGAGGTGGGCTCGCCCAGCAGCAGGCCAGCGGCATTGAACCGGCGCGGGTCCACCAAATGCAGCACAAAGTAGCCGCCCGGTTTCAGCCAAGCATAAATGTTGGAAAACAGCTGCTCCGTGTTGGGAATGAAGTACACCTCAAAATTCATCATAGACACCAGCGTGAAGCTCTCCGGCTTGAACGACGACACCACCGTGGGGTTGCCCCGCACGATGTTCAGGTTTGAACCCGGATACGCCTTTTTGGCCTGCGCAATCATGTCGGCCGACGACTCAATGCCGGTCACATTGGTTATGCCGTTCTGGATGAAGGCGTTCATGTAGGCGCCCGTCCCCGCACCCACGTCCAGCGCAACCGTTTGATTAGAAATGTCCGGGAATTTGTTGATGATTGCGCCCACCTCGTAGGCGTTGTTCACTTTTTGGTTGAAGAGCTGGTCGCGCACGGCCGCATAAAATGCGTCCTTCACGTCGTCCCCGTTTTTCACGATGACGGCGCTGCTTTCACTGCTGCCGCTGCTTTGCACGAAGGACTCAATGAACGATCCCGAATATGCGCGAGGCCGAGCCCCCATCTTTAGCCGCCGCAGCTTATTCAAGGCGGACACCAGCAACAAGAGCGCAACTGCCACCAGCAGCGCGCCAAACCACGCATTTCTTTCAATGGATTTGCAAAACGCATTGAATGCGGTGCTGATCGTGTTCTTCATGTTGTAATGCAATGGTTGTAATAAAGTATATGTTATATTGTTATTTTTTTTAAATAATAACATAATAATTGGCACATTGATACATTGAACCCATTGATCCGATCAACATTTGGTGCATGAACGACCACGAAATCAACGACATTCGCACGGAGTCCGAATTCAAGGGCATCACGTTTTCAAAATACAAGAAGCCCGATGCGCGCAAAGAATTATTGAATTGCCTAAAAAATGGGAAAATAGAAGAAGCGTGTTACTGGACCGCCGAATTCGTGTGCGCGGGACACTACCAAGAGTTGTGGGACATCATCCTCACGTGTTTCGGCAAGCACATCCACTTGGCCAATCCCAAACTGTGCATGTACCTGGAGATGCGGTACGACGCGTTCAAGGAACTCGTGGCCAACGGCTACATTGGAAACGAGCTACGCATGCGCAACAACCCGCGCATTCGCACGCTGTTTGCCGAAATCGCGTGCGTTTTGTGCAACTCCAAGAAGAAATACAGCTTGGAAGGCATCAAGGTTAAGAAGGCCGACTTTGACAGCACCGCCATGACCGACAAGCTGAAGGCACCCAACGTGTCGTACGTTAGTCCCGTGTTTCTGCCCGGCGACCCCAAAGAGCTCTACATTGCCATCAACGAATTCGCGTTCCACATCTCTAAAGAGTCCAAAAACAGTTTGCAGGCGTCGTACTGGCTGGAATGGGTCATGGAATTTGAGCAAATTTGCCGCAAGAAGAAGCAGAAGTGCATGTGCGAGCGCCGCAGCGCCATGCCGGTGGACGCCAAATTCCAAATGGACCCCATTTGGATCATGTGGGAGCTCATCCTGGGCCAAGCGCGCGACGCCGCGCAGCCGTTCATGCCGAAGCTCATGCAAAGCCTGCTTAAACTGTATTGCCTGCGATACACCGACGGGGTGAAAAAAAAACGGCGGTACTTGATTTACTTTGCGATTTGCTTGCTGACGGAGCCGTTCGTCATGGCGCCGGAAATGGTGTCCAACAAGGAGACCATTGAGACCGTGGTGAAAAAAATAGACACGGTGTACAAACAAGTGAAAAAAAACGAGATTGCACCCAAAACGGATTATTTGACGGGGTCCGCAGGTGCTAAATCGGATTTAGATAAAACCATTGAAAAAATGGACAAACTGAATTCAATGAACACGATCATTCGGTTGACTTGAATTGGACGAGGTTGACGAAGGTGGCGACACACAAGGAGTCACCAAAGTGGGAGGGGTTTTTGATGCGAGCTCAAATATTCGTGCATATGAGTGCATTTTGTATGGTTATCTAATGTATATATTTTTATCTTCTTTAAATATATTGAATTTGGAAATTTGGATTTTGGATTTTGGATTTTAACAATGAATGTTGAACCCGCACCCGCACTTGCCCCTGCCTCTGCCCCGTCATTTACTGACAACGGCGGCTTTAACGAACCCAGCACAAGCACAAGCACAACCTCGTTCTTGCTGCGCGCGCTGCTGGTCGTGCTGCTTTTAGGGCTCATCGGATTCAACGTGTTCAGCTATTTTGATGAAATCATTGCATGGTTGAGCGAAACATTTGGAGCACCGTTTCGCGCCGTGGCTCGGTTTTTAGGCTACGCCGCTGCAGACACGGCGAAAACCACGGTGGATGTGACCGCACAAGGCACCAAATCGGCAGTGGACATTGCTGCAGGCGCCGCAACCAGTGGAATCAACGTGCTGCAACAAACGATTGAAAGCCAAGGCAGTCCAAGCAGTCCAGGCAGTCCAGGCAGTCCAGGCAGTCCAGGCAGTCCAGGCAATCAAGACGACTCACTGGAACGCGCGCTGTCGCATGCGAAAAAACAACCACCGCAGCCGGATGATGCAACCAGCCGCACCCAACGCACGCGAAAAGCAGGGTACTGCTACATTGGAGAGGACCGAGGATTTAGAAGCTGCATCCGCGTTGGCGAGCAAGACACTTGCATGTCGGGGGACATTTTTCCAACGCAAGCGGTGTGCATTAATCCTCGTTTGCGTCAATAAATAAATATTATTTACAATTTAAAAATACATAAATAATAATTTATAGTTATAGTTTATAACCTTCAAATCACACATTCACAATGTCCAATACGGAAACCAACGAATTGCTGCACGCTTATTTAAGCACAGTTGAGTATAAACCCCCTCACATCAACTTTGACCAGGAACAGTATGAGCGCGACATTGAGGCAGGACTCATCCCTCTTTCCAGAAACGCCAATAATCATCCATATTTTCCAGAGGAACTCAAGGCAGCGCACAATGCGGCAACCCTAAATGTTTTGCCTGCAGCAGGTAAAAAACGAGTCGTGATTGCAACCACCATTGCGTACAATTGGCCAGCGGCTTATATTGAAAGATGTTTTGAGGCTTTTTGCGTTACGTATGACCTTTGGCAGACTACAACCCCAGCAAGAACAATAAGACCAACAATTGAAGTCATCAATCTGGCTTCATACGCTCCTGGTGGTCACGGAAATCCTCCGATTTCCACAAATCCTAATGCCAACCAAAACATCATTAATGCACTTGACGCCCAAATCAATGGCACTACCAATGGAGCAGCAGTCGCACACATCACCACTAGAGACGGTTTGCTCGCAATTCCTACCCTGAATGATAGCACCCACACTGATTCTAAACATTTATGGTTGGGCGAATTGTTACTCAATTTCTGGGCGATTGCCATGAATCCAAATGCCCATTTCCGCGTTATTTGCGGTGCTAGCGCCATTGGATACGACCTTAATAATACGGTCGTTTACGCTTCAACTGATTCCAACTTTGCAAGTAACCCGTACGGAACCACGGATTATGTCAACATGTCATGGGGTGATGCAGAGTTTGGAAATGATCGTCCTCAATATGATGATGTTTTTTTTACAAATCCCCGAATCTGTTATTTTGGAGCAGCCGGAAACGATCGTTGGGCCGGATATCCAGCAACTTCATCCAACGTGATGTGCGTTGGTGGTGCAAGTCTCTTTTACAATCCAGGCTTGGCAATCAGTGCCGCCAATAATAATAACCCAAATGTTACATTGTGGGTTGGACCCAATGGTTCTGGAGGAGGAACTGGGTTTTCACACTCCAATATTAGTGAAGCTTACGTAAGACCTCCTCATCAATTCACCAGTTTGACTGGAGTGTCCAATTTCAATAATGGCCGACGTGTCTGTCCAGACATATGTTCGCTCGCAGATCCTGTCACTGGATTGACGATCATAACTGCAAATAATACTGGAACAGTAAAAATAGCAAAAACCATTAGCGGAGGAACGTCTCTTGCAACGCCATTGATGTGCGGGTTGTTTTCACACTTGAGCCAGCGACGCATTAATGAAGGGTTGGTTCCGTTCACCACTAGGCTGAATGACATTGGAGCCCCCCTTTACAGTTTATCCGGTTCCATCAACTTGCAAAAATTGATTTATGACAGCTTTAGAAATAATGCAATCAATACTTTGTTTCATGACATACCCGCTGGAGGATCCACCCTTCTTCCAACTGGTCAAAACTACGGTCCCAACAGCGGACGAACCTTTACGACCGGAACTGGTTACGACATTGCAACCGGGTTGGGTTTTGCAAGAATGCTTGCAATTGAAAATGCGTTGTTTAGCTCTGGTTCTGGCTCTGTTGGCTCTGTTGGCTCTGTTGGCTCTGGTTCTGTTGGCTCTTCAACAATTGCACCTACGAATGTGCCTGGACAGCAGCGTCCAAGAATTGTGTTCAACATCAATACGCAACCACAACCACAATAAACTTTGAGGTTTTCATTTATTTATGCATGTGTAACAAATTGTTGCACATTCATTTACAATTCATTTGCATTTGCATTACGATTCAAGCACAAAATTCCGTGTAGGTTAAATTCAACAACGGACACAGCTCCTTCGGGTCAAACTCAAATTCAACCGCAGGGGAACACAGTTCTTGTTCAATGAAATTGATAATGGGACACACTTTGTGAATGTCCTTTGGGTTTGCGTTTGTTTGATTCTTATTCGCATTCGCATTCGCATAATACTCGTTGTGCAGCACACGAACTGACAATGCGTCGTTGCTCATGGCCGCATGCGGCGGCGCATCATGAGTGGAACAAAACGACGCGTTGTATTTTTGCAACAGGGTGCACAATGGTTTCACAGGAGAAGACGCATCGCTGCACAACTCGTGCTCAAGAATGTCAACGAGCGGGCACAAGTCGCTGGGATTCAAATGAGGCTGTGACGGGAAAATGAGAGCGGCATTGGACAACAGCAACAACGAAAGGAACGGCATGAGGCGAGAGATATTCATGGTATACGTGGGGTATTTGGAATGTGTTTATATACATTCTAAATACTATATTTTCATAAATTTTGTATCACCACCAATGGTGTATATTTATTCATGCAATAGGTGCATCCAGATATTTGAAGTAAGTGGAGTTAGTGGAATTATTAACGGCATTCATGTAGAATTGTCCATTTCTGTAAAATAAACCTTGACCATTCGCATTCGTTGAAGCAGTGTCCCCATTATTCGCTGGATTGGAATATACTGTGCTCCATGTTGTTAAATTAGAATTAGAACTGAACCAATAACTAGTAATTGAATTGGTATCAGATGGGTTAAACAGTCCTACCATATCCACCATTGTTGGACTTGACGACACTTGGATATTCCCACTTGCCAATCCATTAAACCCACCCACAAAAGTGGGTGAAAGACCTTGCAAAGTTATTTGCGTGGTTGCGCCAGTTGTTGCATCAACCGCATACACAAACGCACCACTCGTTGCAGTCGTTCCACCATATATCAATTGCATCGAAGGAGTTGTTGCACTGGTGCTTATTCCACGCACCACAGAAGTCGCACTCAGCAAGGGATTCAGTGTGACTGCAAGAGACCCGTTGTTATTGTACATGACATAACCATTTACAGTTGTTGTGACTCCGCCAAATGTTGATTGTGTGAAATTTCCCACAAAAACCACATTTGCCAGGGTTGGACCCCATGCCTCATTTTGATTTTGGACCAATGTTTGATAAACCTCTCCATTTGTTTCGTAAAAATTCTGCCAAGTTGCATTGTCAGTGCTAGTGGAAACAGATAACTCTGCAACCACCGTGTTGCTCAGTTGATTTGCAAAACTCTTTGTTCCGTCAGTGTATATGTAAGTGTCAAAACGACCAACAATGTAAACCCTGCGCGTGTTATTTATCGTGCTTGAAACCGCAACTGCATCGTTTACAATGGCAGTGGTTGACGTAGTTGACGCAACACCTGCAGTATACGGCGGTCCCACAATTGACTGCATTGAAACCAATGATACAGTGCTTGAATTTACCCTTAGTTGTGCAATGCACCCACACACAACCGGCGTTCCAACCAATGATAATGATGTACCATTGACATTAACCTCTTGCGCAGTGTCGAACGAACCAAACGCATACACGTATGCATAGTTATTCAATGATATTGGCGCATAAGTAAATCCTCTCACTTTTGCAATGTCGTGTCCGTTGCTCCACCAAACAGCCCACATTGTTGTATCAGTTACACTTGTTTTGATTACACAATATGATGCTGGAAATCCAGTTACCGCGATTCCATAATAACTCGTCCAGTCGCTTCCGCTTCCATTCAAAATCAAATTGGAATATGCAATTGACGTCAATGGATTCGGAAATGGAATTGTGTTTGTGTCTCTCCATTGATAATTGAAGTCGGGGGGTGTGGGCGTCGGTGTCGGTGTGGGTGTCGGTGTGGGTGTGGGCGTCGGTGTCGGCGTCGGAGTGGGTGTCGGAGTGGGTGTCGGAGTGGGTGTCGGTGTCGGTGTCGGCGTAGGCGTAGGCGTAGGCGTAGGCGTCGGTGGCGGCGGAGGCACGGGCACAGGTTCTGGAGGCAGTATGGGCAATCCAAACGGATATTTTCCTCCCGATGCCGGCGTAACTTGCATTTTGTAATTGTACAATGGCACGCTCTCGTCTAGGCACAATGGAATCACTGGTCCAGGCACATCGCTATCACTTGTCAATGAACAAATCACATTTGGCTGATTGCATTGCAAGGCCACGGTTGTTCCAGCAGCATTTTTTATCTCGGGCAAATTGTTCACATTTGGATTCGTGTAAGTTTGTGTTTGCGTGGCCCACGACTTTTTGCGGGTGAGCGCATTGCTCGCCGCCATGGAATAGAGTTCAGCTTGAGACAGCCGCGCGCTGTTGCCCTTGTATTTCAGAATCTCCGCTTTGCGCCGCTGATCCAACGCATATGTGCTGTAAACTAGACCATTGTCGGCAGCGCACACGGCATATCCATTGTTGCTCGCGCAATTGGGACAGTTGTTTCCACCCGCGCGAGACCATGGCGGTGGAGGAGGCACGTATCCTTTTATTCCACATTTATTGTATTGCACTTGAGTTGCGGTAAACGGAGTTGTTTGAAAAATGTTAGAAGGATCACCGGGCCCGACTGCATTTTTTGCAGTAACACGAAAGTCATACAAGAAACTTCCAACCAATCCGTCAACAATTTGGGTTGTTGCAATTGGTGACGCGCGAGGAAATGCGGTCCATACAGAGTACATGTTCAATTTATACTCTATCAAATAATCCACAATCGGAGAACCACCGTCATTTGTTGGTGCTCTCCATGTTAGAGCCACTTGCAATGTTCCAGGAACACCGGTCAAATTTATGGGCGCACCTGGCACATTGTCTGTTGGAGAAGTTACATAACTGTATGCTCCGGTGCCAGCTGCACTAACCGCAGCAACTCCGAAATCATATAGCGTTTCATTCTGTAGTACAGTGACTATGCAATTTATTGGTCCAGACGATGGCAGTATAGGAGCCGGCGCTGTGATTGCATGTTGGAATGTTCCATTGGCCTGATGAACCCGATACTGCACTGTGTATGACAAGATCGGACTGCCTCCGTCACCCGATGGCGTGGTCCATGTCAAAGACACCGAGAGAAGCCCAGGTTCGGCAGTCAACCCAATGGGTGCACTAGGTGTTCCATATGGTTCTGCTGTAATGACGGAATATGGTCCATGGTGAACCGCGTTTACAGCCGCGACTCTGAAATCATACGAAGTCCCATTTAGCAGTCCGAGGACAACATATGAAGGTGAAATAGAGAGAGATGCTGGCACTGAAATGTGCGGAACATTCCATCCAGTCGCTCCACTTTTACGATATTCGACCCGATATGATGTTATTGGAATGCCACCATCATATGATGGTGGGTCCCATGTCAGAGTCACACGTTGCAGTCCGGGTTGGGCAGCAAGACTCCTCGGTACACTAGGAACTCCATATGTGGAAGCCTTTGCAATTCCACTGTATGGTCCGGTTCTAACTGCGTTAATCGCTGCAACTTTGAAATCATACATGGTTTCATCTATCAATCCACCAACAATGCAATGCGATGTTTTGTCTGAAACCGGTATGGGTGGAGTCGGAATCCATGGACTGGATGGACTCGTTCCAAAAAGTCGGTATTGCACAATATAGGATGTAATTTGATTGCCTACATCAATAAACGACGGAAGGTCCCACGTCAGTGATACACTTTTTATGCCTGGACTGGCAACAAGGTTAGTTGGTGCATCCGGTCCTGCAAATATCGTGGTTGTTGCGACTCCGCTGTAAAGACCTTGCCCAACTATGTTTACAGCGGCAACTCTGAAGTCATATGTTGAACCATCTTGCAATGTGGTTACAACATAATGAGGTGTTGATGCTGATGTTTGAATGGGAGGAGTTGGAATCCAGTCGGCTGGTGGAGTTGTTCCATGCACTCTGTATTCTATCACATATGACGTTATTGGGGTGCCTCCATTATATGGCGCACTCCATGTTAGAGACACGCTTTGCAGTCCCGGGGTTGCCACCAAGTTGGTGGGTGCATTCGGAGGGGAAAATGCGGTTGCCGTCACGATTTCACTGGGTGGGCCTGGGTTCACTGCGTTCGTGGCAAAAACCCGGAAATCATATGTCTGACTGTATGATGGTACAATGCAAGATGGTGTTGAACCTGACACAGAAAGACTGAATGTCCATGTGTTTTGTCCATGTTCCCTGTATTGCACCGTATATGACGTTATTGGGGTGCCTCCATCATTCGTTGGAGCACTCCATGTTAGAGACACGCTTTGCAGTCCCGGGGTTGTCCTCAAGTTGGTGGGTGCATCCGGAATGGTGGCAGAAAATCCACTTATAGTTGACGAAAATGGACCAGAAGTGGGCCCTCCATTATTGCAGTATCCATTCACTGCTGCCACTTGAAAATAATACGTGGTTCCATTAGTTATTCCATTAGTGTTTCTAGTCAATGTATAATTTAGGGAAGATGATGGTGTGTTCACCTGAATCCAAGGCGCATATCCGGTTGTGTTGTATTGAACAATGTAGCTTGTTATGTTGCCTAAACTTCCACCTCCAGTGTCATTTGGCGCAGTCCATGTAAGCGTGATTTGGTTGTTTTGAATACTACCGGATGTAGATGATGTAGATACATTCGTTGGCTGGTTGCATGGTAGAACAGTTAAAATGTATCCCAGTTGCAATCCACCTGGGTTGGCAGGTGAACCAACGCCTGGATTGAATTGCGATGGCAATGTGTATGTAACAATGGATGTAGTGCCATTAGTGTATGTCAGTGCACTGTAATACAATATATACAGCGGTGTTCCAATCGCTGCATTTGTCGCGCCACCTGTAATCAAACTGTTTGGCGTTATTATTGTTGTATGTGTGCCTGGAGGATATGCTAGAATTGAACCCGGCACTTTGTTCGTGGAATTGTAAAAAAATATAACCGAATTATATCCTAGATTCGAAAAAGTCTGGTTATATGGGAAAACTTCAGAATATGTGGCGATTGAAACAGTGGCAGCACTTACACCACTACCAAAACCAAAAATTGCAGGTGTATTTCCAGCTGAATCAGTATAAGCGTTAGAATTGTACGGCATTGGTGGGTTTGGTGGAATTGAACCATTTGTGTCTGATGGAATACTCATTTTGATGTATTTTGCGCAATTTGTTTTAATAACTCGGTATTGTTATGTCTCATATAATGTGTCATGTTCTTTTCTTTTTCAAATTCATTTTCAAAACAATAACAGCAACAACTGTTATCGCAGCAATTGTGGCAATACTGGTTCGCACCGTGGTCGCTTCTCTAACTTTTGCAACCCTCAGTTCCTTTAATTCCGGCTGCAACTCGGTCACCAAGTGCGCAGCGTTGGCCACGCTGGACTCTATAGACGTGAAACTGTACGAACTGTTGCCGTTTTGCACGCCGCAGTTGTAAAGATTTTCATACAAGACGGACCGGTTCGGCACGTAGCCGTGCGTGGTCGTCATGAAGGCGTGATTGAACGGCACCCACCGCCGCTGGTCGGCGTCATACGCGCTCTGCGTCAAAAACTGGTAATCGGGATCCGGCAAGTCCGGGTAAATTTGTTTGAGCTGGCGGAACACTTCGTTCATGACGCCGCGCTTGTCGCCGATGTCGTTGGCACTCACCTTCATATGCGCGTTGTCCGACGGCGCATCCGGCATCGTTATCACCGTGGAAATGACGGTCCGGGACCGCGGGTCATTGAAATCCATGTAGTCCGACAGCACGATGTTGCCGACCCCCCACGCCGTGCGCGGGTAGCCCCATATCTTCGGAATCTTCAGAACGATTCGCCAATGAAAAATCACCGAAATGTAGGGCAAATACTGTGTTTCATGCTGAAACCGGTCAAACTCCGGGCCAAACGCCGCGCCCAACTCTGGATGCGCGTTCAAAATGCGCTGCACCTCCTGCGGTGGACACGCCATAATTATTTTATTGCACCCGCACAGCACGGGTTTCGCGGGGTTGCCATTTGCATTCATGCGCGCGTCTCTCACAACCACTCCCGTAACCGCTGCCGCATCCGCATTCACGATGAATTCATCAATCACCGCGTTTTTCGCGATGACCACGCCGCGCTTCACCAGCGCGGCTTCCCAAATGCGAAACAGCCCCACGTCGTTCGGCACCCGGGGTTGATAAATGCCGTACAAAAAATTCTGGTTCAGAATTTGCAGGAAGCTGAACAGCGTGTACGTGTCGGCGCTGCCGCCGTCGGTAAGGCGCCCGATGCGGTCCAATATGTCAATGGATGCCTTTGAGAAATCGTGAGACGAGAGATATTCCAGCAATGTGACCTCCTTGAACGAGTCGTTTAGCGTCATGAAACTCCAAAATAGGGTGGCAATTTCTCTCAACGACAACACCCGCACTGCTTCCAGCATCATGGTGGCCGTGCTGAAGTTGTATTTCACGAACAGGTCGTCAAACTCCGCGCCCATGTCGTTCAGCAGTTGCGTGAACATGAGGAAATTGTCAATGTAGATGCGCGGGCCGTGCTCCGTCATCATGCCGTCGTGCACACGGGTCACACCGTGGCACCCGCCTAAATAATCGCGTTTTTCAAGCAGGAGGACGCGCTCGCGCTTAAATGACGACAACATTTGCGCCAGCGCCAACCCCGTGGGACCACCGCCCACTATGATGTAATCATATTCCATGTGCCGTGTTATGTTATAATTAACCCATATTAATAATAACAAAAATGAAACAAAATTAACCCAAATGTCGGCCTAATAGTTGGCGGCGTTCCACTGGCTGTTGAACCAACGCATGGACAAGTAATCCATGATGCCGGGGGCTCCCCCCGATGAGCCAACGATCTTCATGTTGGGGCCGTCACTGACAATATTGGAGATGGCACGGGTTCCAAGCGCAGTGTTGTAGTACCGCAGCGACGAGAGGTTGCCGTTAAATCCGCCGTTGATTGCCACATTCACGTTGCCGTAATTCTGAAACGGCACGGAATCCAGCTGCAACCGCTTAGCCAAGTCGCCGTTAATAAACACATCCAGTATGGTGTTCTCTGCTCGGATGATGACATTGAACCACTTGTTGATGGGAATGTTGTCCACGTCCACCGAAGCGGACTGGGCATTGAATGTGCTCATGACCACACGAATGCCCGAATAATTGCTATTGAAATACAGACCCGGGCCGTTATTAGGCGTCATGATCCCGGTGGTTGCGTCGGTGGTTGCGCTGCCCTTGTTGAACACGTGGTGATACATTTCCTCAGTTTCATTTGTGGAATCTTTTTGCTTGACGAACAGCCAAACCGACCACGTGAACGCGATGCCCGCCGCATCGTTGGAGGACCGCAGGATGGTGATGGCATTGGGTTGCGACGGATCCTGCGGAATAATCAAATTTCCCGCGTTGCCGTCTATGATTCCGTCCACCAAGTAGGGGCTAGAGTTGGGTGAAAACAACCACCCAATGAGCGTGATGCACACCCTCAGCACGTACACAAAAATGATCACCGTCAAAATAAGAAATGCGGCCTTGGCCACGTAGCTGTTGGAATCCAGAAACGATTTAGACCCGCTCACAATGTTGGCGGAGTTGAATTCGCTGAGTGCGGGAAGGGCCATGGGTTGACCTTGGCCCCCTCCGCCCAACCCATCGCCAGGATTCATGGGATTCATGATGGTTGTTGGCTAAAAGGTCTTTAAGCAATCTCTCTTATTATCTTATACTAATACTTTATTTTCATGCATCATCATTACAATCAAATTGAAATTTGACCCACTGTTTGATTGTTATTTGTGATACTGAAGTTGAGTTTGTATGAATGCAGAAAACTGAACATGCCGGCACCGCTGTACCCGTCACCGTAAATGCTCCACGCTTCTTCCGGCGTGAAATAATTGTTTTTGAACACCACGTTGGAAATGTAGCCGGTCAAATCGCCGCCGTCGTTGACAACACATGTGGATTTGTCAATCTTGCCGCCGACATACAGTTTGTCGTTTGAATTCAAAGCTGCGGGGGGTACCGCCAGTATGCACGTTTGCACCAGCTTGCCGTCCAAATACAGATCCACTGTGTTGCCATAAATGCTCATCGTGACGTTGAACCATTTTTGCAGTTTCACGTTTCGTATGGTGCACGGCTTGTTCCCGGTCCCGTTCATCAATAAAATCAAATTGTTTTGATCATTGTCCAAATACAGGTTGAACACCGTTGGACTGGTGGTTGAAGTGGTTGAACAGCGCGTCAATATGTTTTTCCCAATAGTCTTATCGTCAGTGACCGTGTTTTGCCAAGCGTCAATGTAGACCCACACCGAATACCCGTAATTCGCATTTGTGCCGAAATTGTTGGAGTCCACACTGACCATACGAGTACCGTCTGAGAATCCCGACACCGTTGCCGTGGTTTTGGTCATCAGCTTGTACACTGCATAAGCCAAAACAAGGATGAGAACAAACACAAAAATGGTCAAGAGATTCATTCCAAAAAAAATGTATATAGGTGCTATATATATTTTTCGTTATATTATTATTTATTTGGCGGCAGACCAGCCAAAATGTTAAAACGTGTCAACAAACACGTTGGCCACCGCTTTCATAATGTTCGCCACCGTTCCGTCGGTGCTAAACAATGCACCCAGCAGCGCACCAATCAACCCGAATGCGACCGCACCCATGAGTGCGCCCTTTGCGGATTCCGTCGTGTTGGCATTGTTAAACAACCACCCGAACAATAACCCAAACACGGCGCCGACCCAACCACCCGTCACTGACCCGCCTTGACTGAAGGTCAACAAGCCGCCGTCGGATTGGGGTTGGGCATCGAGGTCACTCGCACCCACCACCGGTGGATTCAATGTGCGGTTTGTGCTGTAAAACCACGCAATCTCCGCCTTCGTAAAGGGTTCGCGGTTCAACACCATGTTGCAAATCTCTCCCTGAATTCCGGTTGCATCCTTACCTTGTTCTTGGCCTTGGCCAATCACCACCGCCTGAACAATTTGGGTTGACCTCGTTATTTCCGGCACGTGTGTTCCGGTGTAAATCAGCCGGCCGTTCATGAAAATGTCAATGGCGCCCTTGTCCGAATTGATGACGAGGTTGTTCCACCGTTGCAACGGGATGTCGGTGATCGGTGGGATGGGGGTTTCAGTCGTCATTTTCACGCCCGCAATGGACACGTTCAGCGCATTGGTTTTGGGAGAATATGAAACGCTTGGCCCAATCGTGTCCCCAAATTTGAACACGTTGATGCTGTCTTCAGCGTATTGGGTCGGCGGTTGCGGGTCAATGTAAAACCACGCCGAAACGCCGTACCTGTAATTGGCCAGCTGCACTTGCACGGGGGTGACCGATGCCGGTTGTGTGGTGGGGGCTGGAGTGACGAGTGGCTGAAGCGGAACCGAACTATTTGTGTCTTCCACCACGCCTTTTTGGTTCACAAATTGGATATTATGATTTTGTACTACGGTTTCAGTGGCCATGGAAACGGGTGCCGACAGAATTTGAATCCCGGTGTGGTTGATTGCACGTGTTACAAGCGCGGGCAGAAAATGCCCGGCCAAAATGAATACCGCTTGCAGTGCCAGCAAAATGAGCCACGGGCGCATGGGCATGTTGTACTGCTCCTTCAACATTTCCACGCCGTCTATCAGCAAACACGGGATGTAAAACAGCGCGTTGGCAATGAGTTTCAGCACATTGATCACCCAGTTGGAGTCTTCGCTCAACTGGAACATGGAATCCCCCATTTTACGCGAGGTTGAAAACACGGTGCGCCCTATGGCAATGACAATCGCAATGGCACCAATGTAAATGAGCGCAGTTATGCCGTACTGCAACAGGTTGGCCATGGTGGTCAACCGACTGTGCGAAGTGAGGAAAAAGAAGAGCAGCCCCATGATGCACGCGGCCACTGCAATGAGCAACAGCGGTCGCATGATGAATTGCAGGTAACCTTCCGATTGGTCTGACTGGTCTGACTGTGCTGACTGTGCTGACTGTGCTGACTGCTGTGCTCCTGTGGACTTGGATCCTGCCATGTAAACCCCAAACATGATGAGCGACGCAACAAACATGGTGAACAGCGCGATCACCGTTCCGCGCTGGCCTTCTATGAACGCCGTCAAATCAAACGAGGACCGATAAAGCAGCAAACCCAGCGCAGCAAATGCAATGAACGCGCCAATGATTGCAACCGGACGCTCCATGAACATTTTAATTATCCAATAAAATGGGAATATGATCATTTGAATTAATGTCACCAAGTTGAAGTTGCTTACAATGCTTGGAATTGTATCGGCATTTTTATTAAAAAAGTTGTTTGCCCGCGTGTGAACCGAAACCAGCTTGATAAACCAATTCAGTAAATTCAATCCGACACTCATGAACATCGTGTAAACCAATGCATTCACATACGGGGTTTGTTTATTTGGATCGTACCCATTGAAGGGCATGTTTGCATCCCAAAAACATGAGGCAAACGAGGACCCCAAACACAGCACCAGCTTGTTCTTGAACCAGTACACACTGATCATGAGGTATGCCACATAACACAGCAGCGCAAACATCAAAACCTTCTTGGCGACATCCGTGAGGTCACTGGTTTCCACGTATTTGAGATAGGGTGATAGCGGAAACGTGTTGAAAACATATTTGAGCGAATCAAACACGGTGGTTTTCCAATCCGTCATCATCACGATGTTGAACGTGATATTGAACCAATCGTACACCAGTATTGCAATGGCGATGCCAATGGAGGCGCATGCCACCACTTGAAACCAATACGTGGCGCCCGTTTTGACAAGGTAATACATCATCATGAGAGGAAACCATAAATTCATAATGAACCGCAAACATTTTTGCACAAAATCATAAGCCCCATCGCCAAAATTTGTGGATGCTTTAACACCCCAAATGAGTGTCCCCAGAAAAGCAATCCCTAAGAATGAAAAATTTAAAATAAATGCATAATCATACTTGAACCCGTCGACTGATGTTGTGTGCACCGATGTCCAAAATCCAAAATACGCCAGTGTAAGGAACATTCCAATGACCACCAATGCGCTCACGACCAACTTCGGAATGGACCAATTCAAATTGTTTGCATCAAACGGTGCGTAAGTGAATGACCTAGTAACCAGTTTTGCCAAAACCGCGTACAACCACACGAATGGCAGCAGGGTGATGACCCGATTGCCCGTGTTTGTCGTGGGGTTTCCATTCGCCGGGTCGGTTTCGGTCGCATCGGTTTTGTTTGTGTCATCCACCGCTCGGTTCACAAACACGTAAGCGTAAACGATTGCACCGATTGCAGCCAACCACAAGTAATATCCTGGCTCTTTTAAAAATGTTAAAAATGAAAATGAGCCCGGAGGTCCTTCGGGGGGTGCTGGTGATTGCATGTTCCACAAATTACAAATTGCAAATTCACAAATGACACGAATGACACTAATTATACATTGCATATATTTAAAATACATGCAAAATTGCTAAAATGTCAAAATGTCAAAATGTTTCCATGGCCGTTTTTTTGCCGTGGCAGTCGCGGCACAGCGCCACCAGGTTGTCCACGTTGTTGGATCCGCCGTGTTCCAGGCGCACGATGTGGTCCACTTCGTACCACGCCGGCAACTGGCGGTCGCAGTGCCCGCACTTCCACGACTGCTGCGCTGCCACGAACTTCTTCTTGGTTTCACTCACGCTGCGCTTGGTGGCGTTGTTGCGCCCGGACGCCATGATGCGCGCCTCCATTTGCGCTTCCTTGGGTCCGTGCCGTGCTACATTTGGTGCGCCTCCTTCCTGAAAGAGGGACTTTTGATTTGCAAAGTCTAGAAAGGGCGACAGCATGTCGGCAGACGAGCGGCTGATCGGCATGTAACGAATGATGTCGTTGGCGTGCGACATCATGGATTGCGACTGCCCCGGGTTTTTCTTCAAGAAGATGTAGAGAGATAATCCCACAAATGCAAACGTGGACATCTTGATTTCTTTTTGCCACGAATGAAACACCTTCAAGTATTTGCCGTCATAGTACGTGTTGAAAACGAGAAACGCAGTGATACCAAATATGAAGAGTTCCAGTTTCATGTGTCTATATACATGCATCATATAATTTCATTTGTTATAAATGTAAAATGCACAATGCACAATGCACAATGCACAATGCAATGAAATGAAATGGAACAAAGGTGCCTATGGGTTTGTGTTGGGATATGGAGTGGGAACCCGCTTCACTTGGCGACGATGCAGTGGCAGTGGTTGCACATTGAACCGAACCGCCTTGACCGATTTATTTAATTTGGTCTTGGTAAACAGCTGATTGATTCGCTGCACCTGTTGCACAATGCTGCGCACGTTTATGCGCAGATGGCCGTTTGCAAACACAGTGCGAAAGATGGCGCGGTATTGGTTCAACGCCGATTGGTACACCTCGTCAGACATGATGAAATGATCCCGCGGTAGCATGAAGATGTTGTAAAACACGGACAGGGTGCCCCACACGTCCGTGTTGTAACGATACACCTTGTCAAAATACTCGTGCAGCCGGAAGTTGCCGGTGGCCGAAGTGAAATGATGCAGAATGTCGGCGTTGTATTTCTCAACCGCCTCGGTCAGCACCGCGCTCGCCGTTTCGGTGTTCAAGTTGAACATGGCCTCAAAAATGTAGGTAAAATACCTGTGACCGGATGGCGCCAAGTTGCGGTACTCGCTGTACAACCTATTCACAAACGGTTTCAGATCTTCGGGTGCAGTCACGCGTCGTTGCGGCGACATGTAGTTCTTGATCAACCCGTCAATTTCGGATGAAATGATCATGGTGGAAAACGGACGGTTGTACGTGACGGGGTTGTTCATGAAGTAGCGCGCCGGAATGACTTGATGCGGCGAAGTGACTCCCGCAAGCCCCCAGTCAATGATGCGCACATGGTGTTCTTTAAGGTCCATCATGAGGTTTTCCGATTTCAGATCGTTGTGCATGACGCCCAGCGCGTTCATGGGGGCAATCGCGCGCAGCAACAACTCGGAAATGTGGTTGTTCAGAACGCGCAACCGGCGTGCATCCAGCGGCAGCTTTTCAATCCATTCCTTTAAATCCAACCCCAAATTGGGCATGTTGATTGCGCGCAGTTTGTCCAAATTTGCATTCACATTTTCGGCCGTGATGGACTCATCAAAATTGTGGCGGCACACTTCATTGAAGTTGATCAAATCACTGGTGCTGAGCACGTCCGGTTCACATGAATTCACGCGAATGTTGAAATACTTGTTGTAATTGCGTATTGTTCGGATGAAGGGCGTGATTTTTGCGTATTCTCTCATTTCAAAGTCGGAGCCTTCCTTGTATCCCAGTTTACTGATGTTGCCGTCATTCATGTTGCGGGGGCGCCCCTTGCATTTGAGCGATGGAATGAACACGCAGCCTTGGGCCCCTGCAAACACGGGTTTGCCTCCCTTGGTTTTGCGCCGGCGTGTGAATTTACTGAACATGCCCTATGTTGATAATGATAATGATAATTAATATATGAATATATTAAAAAAAAAGGAGCGTTCATTTGTGGTACGCGTAATACAGTCCGGCGGCTGCGAGCACGGCACCCCCCGCGTAAAACAGTTTGCGCCGGTACTTGAACTCTTCGCGCAAGCGCACTTGTTTGGGTTTGTAGTTGGAGTAGTACGAATTAACGGCTTCCTGCAGCGTGACTTCGTCCCGGTTCAAACGCAGGTTGATTTGGTTGTGCAAAAAGTGCACCCACTTTATGAAGGATTCGCGTTTGTCCAAATAGGGAGAAACCGGGTATTTGTCCAACAATTCGCTAAATGCGTTTCCGATTTGGTGGTGGGGCAAAAATAGCGGCAAATTTTGAATGAAGTCGTAATATTTTTTGATGGTCACGTCGTTTGGTCGCTCGGGATACGTGACCGCCATGCTGAACAGAACGAACCAATAATGCGGCCCCCACACCGTTGGATCCAGGGCGGATGTTGCGGTTGCAGTTCCTCCGTTCATGGGATGGGGCGGGCTTGTCTTTTTACAATCAAACAATATAAAAACAACGTGAATTAAACACATAATCCAAATAAAAAAAATGACGGATGTGAATGCATGTGCATGTGCAACGACCGAGTCACCCATTTCACGCGCGTATGCGCATGGGTATCGTCAATCGTTTCAAAAAAAAAACGTGTTTTGCAACAACTGCGGGAAAAACGGGCATTTGATGCACGCGTGCAAAAATCCAATCACGAGCAACGGCATCATTGTGTTCAAAGACAGCGACGAAGGTGCGTCCTATTTGATGATTCGCCGCAAGGACACGCTGGGGTTTGTGGAGTTCATTCGTGGAAAGTATCCCATTTACAACAAGGCGTATTTGCAGCGGCTCATTGATGAAATGACGCTGGACGAAAAACGGCGCTTGCAGACGCAAACCTTTAGCGAACTGTGGTCCAACGTTTGGGGGGATTACTTGAATGCAAAGTACCAAAACGAAGAAACCGTTTCATGCGAGCGGTTCAACCTGTTGAAAGACGGGGTGAAAATAAACGGCGCATCGTGCGTCGTGAAACTGGACGAGCTGATTGAGAATTCATCCACGCGGTGGACGGAACCCGAATGGGGGTTTCCCAAGGGCCGCCGCAATTATCAAGAAAAGGACATTGATTGTGCGCTGCGGGAGTTTTCCGAGGAAACGGGGTACGATGCCAGCAAATTGATCGTCATGCAGAACATTGTTCCGTACGAAGAAATATTCATGGGGTCCAATGTGAAAACATACAAGCACAAGTACTACGTTGCCTACTTCCCGCTGTCGCAAACCGCTGCCACGGTGGCCGCCAATCACGGGCCTCCCAAATTTCAAAAAACGGAAGTCAGCAAAATGGCGTGGTTCACGTTTGACGAGTGCATGCGTCACATTCGTCCCTACAATTTAGAAAAAATCAACATTTTGCGCAATTTGAACGACGCGCTCAAGGAATACGAAATCGCGTGTTGATGCGCAATTTATAATCATTTTATAGTATAACATGATTGTAATCATACCATGAGTGAGAGTGAAGCCCAAGCAGATCCCCAACCCGAGACCAAACCCAAATCCAAATCCAAATCCAAATCCAAGGCCAAGAGCAGTAAACATCCGCTTATAACCAGCGATGACGACGGACTGACGGCCGAAATCCGGCAATGGCAAAAAGGATTCAATGAGGACGAACCCAATGAGGACGAACCCAATGAGGACGAATCTCTCGGATTTTTGTATCCAATCAAAAATGATCCGGACTTTGCGGTCAACATTGCCCGGCGCAGGGAGTTCAACGACACCAAGTACAACATTGTCATCCCCACGTCGCAGCGTCAAATGGAAGATGAGGCCACCAAGATGTGCGGCGCGGCGTTTGAGCTGGCTCCGCACCAGCTCTTTGTGCGCAACTTTTTGTCGGTGATGACTCCGTACAACAGCTTGCTCCTGTATCACGGTCTCGGAACGGGAAAAACGTGCTCCGCCATCAGCGTGGCCGAAGAAATGCGCGACTATATGCACCAAGCGGGCATCACGGGCGCCACAAAAAAAATACTGGTGGTGGCGTCCGTCAACGTGCAAGACAACTTTCGGAAGCAGCTGTTTGATTTCAACAAACTGAAATTTAACCGGGTTGCGCGCCAGTTTGTGATTCGCGGATGCACCGGGACCAAGTTGTTGAAGGAAGTGGGCGCCACGGCGGAGCTCACCGATTTGACGGAGCGAAATAAAGAAATGGTGCGTGCTGGCATTGTGCAGCGCATTACCCGCCTCATCAACGCCAGCTACGAATTCATGGGGTACATTGAACTGGCAAACACGGTGCGGCGACTCACTGCCGGCGCAGCATCCAAACAAGACGCCGTGCGCGCCATAAAAAACGCGTTCAATCATCGCCTGGTGATCGTGGATGAAATCCACAACGTGCGCAGCGACGAAGAAGTGAAGGACGACTCCGCATCGTCTCAAAAAAGCGTGGCCGACGAGTTGTACAAGTTGGTGCGGTACGCCGACAATCTGCGCCTGCTGCTGCTGTCCGGCACCCCCATGTACAACGATCCGCGCGAAATCGTGTGGCTGCTGAATTTGATGAACGTCAACGACCGTCGCCCCCCCATTGCCGTGAGCGACGTGTTTGACCGCGACGGCAACTTGCTGCAACTCAACGGGCACAACGTGGGTGCCGAACTGCTGCGCATCAAATCCAACGGCTACATTTCCGTGGTGAAGGGGGAGAATCCGTACATTTTTCCGTACCGCATGTACCCCGCCGATTTTGCGCCCCAGCAGTCCTACGCAATGAACCGAGAGCTGCACCCGTCGCAGCAGTTGAACGGCACCCCCATTCCCAACCCGATCCAGCATTTAGACTTGTGTTTGAACCCGGCGGGGGCGTATCAAGAAGCGGTGTACCGTCACATCATTGAGCGCAAGCTCCCGGAAATGGCGCCCGACGCCACGTCGTTCGGCTCCTTTTTATTAAAGCAGCCCATTGAAGCGCTGAACATGGTGTACCCCAGCGCGGAGTTTGACAAGTGGCTGGACCGCAGCAGCAGCAACAAAGCAGAGGACGCCGCCGCACCTGCACCTTTGCGCATGAACCTCGGCACCTTGTTGGGGGACACGGGCCTGAAGCGCGTGATGAAGTACGACGTGTCGGACGACGGCGCGCGCATTTCCAATTTTGAATACAAGCCGACGTTGGTGTCAAAATACGGGCGCATTTTTTCGCGCGGCGAAGTGGGGAAATACAGCAGCAAAATCGCGAGCATTTGCGACCAATTGGAGCGCGCCCGGGGCGTGGTTCTGATTTACAGCGAGTACATTGGCGGCGGGGCGGTGCCCATTGCGCTGGCGCTGGAAGAAATGGGGTTCACGCGGTACGACACGCAGGTGGGATCGCTGTTCAAAACCGCCCCCGCGCCGCAGCGCTTCATCCAGGAAGACGGATCCGTGAAAAAACGGTTCGCCGCCAAGTACGCCATGTTCACGGGGGACAAGCAACTGTCGCCGGACAATCGCGCCGAGTTGGAGGCGCTGACCACGGACAACGAGCGCGGGCAGCGCATTAAAGTGGTCATCATTTCCAAAGCGGGCAGCGAGGGCATTGACTTCAAGAACGTGCGCCAAGTGCACATCATGGAGCCGTGGTACAACATGAACCGCATTGAGCAAATTGTGGGGCGGGCCGTGCGCAACTGCAGCCATGCCGACTTGCCGTTTGTGGAACGCAACGTGCAGCTGTTCTTGTACGGCACGCTGCTGCCCGCCACTCCCGAGGTGGAAGCGGCCGACTTGTACGTGTATCGCCTGGCCGAAACGAAAGCCGCGCAAATCGGGCAAGTGAGCCGCATTCTGAAAGAAAATGCGGTGGACTGCTTGCTCAACATTGACCAAACCAAATTCAGCCAGGAAGTGATCCAGCGACACAACGGGGGTGCCGTCACGGTGCGCCAAGTGCTGGCGGACGGAACGCAGTTGCCGACTTATGCGGTGGGGGACCGCCCGTTTTCGTTTGTGTGCGACTATCAGGCGCGGTGCGAGTATCGGTGTGCAAAAAGCGGCAGCGGCAGCGGCAGCGACAGCATAAAGAAAATAACCGATGACTCGTATTCGCACCCGTTCATTGCCATGAATGCCGACCGCATCATGCAGCGCATCCGCGACTTGTTCCGCGAACAGCACTTTTACAAACGGCAAACCATGCTGAAGCATTTGGCCGGACACCCTCGGGAGCAGGTGGATGTTGCGCTGACCCGCATATTGAATGATGCCCGAGAGCAGTTGATTGACAAGTATGGGCGCACGGGACGCATGATCAATGTTGGCGAGTATTACCTGTTTCAACCGTCGGAAATCACGGATCCGCGCATTGGCACGCATGACCGCAGCGCCCCGCTGCAATTCAAACGCGACCACATTTCGTTCCCGCTGAACGACGGCAAGTTGGAGCGCTTGGCCGTCAAACACGGCCTGAAACCGCTGCCGCCCATGCTTCGCCCGACGGACCAAGGCCACCCTCCACCTCAACTGGCAGCAATGCGTGCCGCATTTGATGCAATCATGCAAGGACCGGCAGCCGTAATTGACAAAAACACCAAGGGGTGGAACGATCTCTGCGCGGACGTGCTGCACGAGTTGCAAGACCGGTTCAAAATCCCGGCTGACGTGGTCACGAAGTGCATGGCGCAGCACTTTTTGGATGAGTTTGCGGTGTCAACCTCTTCTACCGCAATGTTTGACACGCAGTTGCAGTGTTTGAATGCTATTTACCAGGACCAAGGCCAAGGGCAAGGCCAAGGCCAAGACCAAGTCCATGAGTTTGACCGATTGGCGCGCGAATATTTTGACGGCACGATTCTTAAAAACGCGAAATACGCGGGGGAACAAGGCATCGTGCTGCTGAACTCGGGAAGCAAGACGGGGATGCAGTTGGTGGTGCGGAAAAATGCGGACAGCGCATGGTCGGTCGCAAAATCCAGCGAGGAGTGGCGCCCGTACATGGAACAAATTGCCGGGATGGTGCCGAAAGACTCTGCGCTGGCCCCCATCATTGGGTTCGTCTCCGAATTTAAGGAAAAGAGCGGGGGCAGTTACGCCGTGTTCAAAATAAAATACGTGAGCGAAAAAGGCAGCGGGGCCCGGTGCGATCAAATTTCGTCCAAACAACGACGGCTCACAATTGTCAACCAAATCGCAAACGGGTTGAATCCGGATGTGGAGCCCATTTACACCATGGAAAACACGAAGAACCAAAACACGACGCGCTACTGCGTTTTGTCCGAAATGTTGCTGCGCTGCTTCAACCACGTGAAAAAAGACGGCAAACACTGGTTTTTAAGCCCGGTGCAAATGCATTGATTGCAATTAAACAATAATAAACATGTATAATATGTTCATACAATCATACAAACAATCAAACAATCAAACAACCCATGCAGCATCCAAGTCATCAAGACATTTACATTCCAACCATGGTCACCCAAAAAGTGGTGTTGCCATTCACGGCAATCGGTCGCAACATTCGGGCGGTTTTAGAACGGCATTTGGCCCACGCGCACGAGGGAAAGTGCAATGCCGAAGGATATGTGCGTCCCCGGTCCACGCAGCTACTGGCGCACTCGTCCGGCAACTTGGCGGACAATGGAACCATTGCGTTTGAGGTCATGTACGAATACCAAGCGTGCAACCCGGTGGAAGGCATGATGATGACGTGCACGGTTCAAACGGTGACCCACGCGGGCGTGCATGCGCACATTGTGCCCGAACCCAGCCCCGTTGTTGTATTCGTCTCGCGCGATCACCACTACTCCGATCCCCGGTTTTCCAAGATCAAAGTGGGCGACGAAATCACCGTGCGCGTCATTGGGCAACACTTTGAACTGAACGATCCCGTTGTTTCGGTGATTGCAGAATTGACCCCCAATGCATGAATAAATGAATAAATGAATGATAATGAATAATGGTAACAAGCTCGTGAATAATGTTAATTCAAAAAAATTGAATTAAAATTACTTCCAGAATGAAGATAACCACGTAAACCCGCACAACCATGCTCGGTTCAAATCACGAAGATGCATTGTACCATTCTGCCACAATTCACCACAAGGTCACTTTGCCTTTTGCCACCATCATGAATTTCAAAGCGATTCATGAACTGTTGACCCAGCATGTGTCCAACCAACTTGCTGGCAAGTGCATCACCGAAGGGTTTGTTAAACCGCACTCTTGCATCATTCGTTCGCACTCGGTGGGCACGCTGTCGGCAGGGAACATTGGATTCAATCTGGAAATTGAGTGCATGATGTGTTGTCCCAAGGAAGGCGACATCATGAAGTGCGTTGCGAAAACAGTGACCCAGGCGGGCATCCGAGCACACGCTTGCACCGAAGAGCCATCCCCCGTTGTCATTTACATTTCGCGAGAAATGCAAGACTCCCAAAGCCGCACCATGGACTCGGTGAAACCCGGTGACCACATTTTGATACGAGTCATTGGCAAACGCTATGAACTGAACGATAAACATGTCTCCATCATTGGGGAGTGGATCTCTATTTGAAAAATTGTTTCGTCAACTCTGTTTTTTGGTTTTCCACTTCTTTCAACTGGGATTCTTGTTCATCCACGTAATTCAAATACTCGGCGATTTTGGAAATGACGCCCTCATCCACGTTGGTCAAATTGATGAATGATCCGTTTTTGTTTTCAGTGTATGCCACATTGTTCTGAGTCACGATTTTTAAAATTTGAATTTGATGGTGCTGGTTCAGCGTTTCAATGCGGTCCTTCAACAGTTTCAACTGCGTTGTCATGTGTGGATTAATTCAATGATGTGATTGTGATTCTAAATTCTAATATGTTTTTTCCACAATTGTACATTCAAATGGATTTAAACGCATTCGCAAAGTTGAACTTAACCTCGCCTTACCTTAAATGAAACACGCCAACGCCAACGCTAACAACGAATTGAGTCAATTAAGAAGGGTCATGCTGTATGATTCAACCTTGCAGCCACAGCCACAGCCACAGATACAAATACAGTCACAGATGCAATTGCCTAAACAAGAACACGGGTTTCGCCCCGCATTGAACCAGGACCCGCTGTTTTGGTGCCTTTATGTGATGATGAACAGCACATTCAAGTACGAGCAACTCGCAAACCGGTTCACGGCCGAGAAGGACGGCAAGCGCGACCAAATAATGATGTTGAGGGACCAGGGCAAAGCATTGAAGCAAACCACTGGCATAAAGTTCACGGCATCCACAATGGAAGGCGACATCATGTCCCAGCGCATGTCGTTGCACGCGTTCCAGGTGCTCGTTCGCCTACACTCGCTGAATGCGGTGTTTGTGAATCTGCAAAATCGGGTCTATGCCGAGTTCATCAGCGATGCGGTGTCCAACAAACCGGTTTATTTGATAAAACGCGTTGACACGCGCTTGTGCATGACCCAAGCAACCGACCACGAGTTGTCTTCTTTGCGCGCAACGCATTACCACATTGAAAACGTGCAAAAACCGATGAAAGCAGTGAGCGCTTACACCGTCGCCGAACTCAGCGAAATGTGCCACCGGTTGAAATTGCAGATGGCACCCAAAACGAAAAAACAAGAAATGTATGATGCCATATTGAAAAGCATGGTGCTGTGACAATAAACTAAACTTAACGTGTAAAATTGAATTTAAATAATATGCTGTTTTAATATACAATAGACACAACTCTGTGATAATGCAGAAGCATCAAATGCATCAGACGCATCAAAAACAAGCGCCTCCCCATGAATTGTTTGATGCAATGGTGGAGACGTATTTAAGTCGTGTTTTGCAAACGGACAATGGGTCACTGGAGTTGGAAGTGCGTTTCGGAACGCGCAATTTGAAGCACGTGGCATCCACCACCAAGATTGACTTTGACAACGTCATTAAAACCCTGCTCTCGGCCGGGTTCGTCATGGAAAAAACAGACGACTACACTCTGAAAATCAGTTCCGAAGTGGTGGACGCAGCAAGCGGCAAGCCCGCGATGTCCAACATCCGCACCGAGATTGCGGGACTCCACAACATTCAACTGTATTGCAAAACCAATTCACTGGATAAAGCGCATCCCGTGTTCGTTCAAAAAACGGCGGTTCAACGGGATGACGGCGCCGACGACATACTCCCGCTCAATTTTGACGACTTCAATTTCCGCCTCTCCCTTCAAAAAGAAAAACAGTTTGCGGAATCGTCCACCACCGCAAAAACAGTGGTGACACCATGGCGCAGTAGCCGAAAAACGTTCCGCTACATTAGTCGCAGCACCTTTCGCAACCCTGCATTTCCGTTTGTGGTGGACATGAGCATCGTGAAGGAATCGCGGCGAGACAATGCCGGCAGCGGCAGCGGCAATCACATGATTCCCACCCACACGTTTACAGAGTCTCAAGTCACCGAGTCCCAGCCCAAATACGAAATTGAAATTGAGGTGCTGAACGATGCGGTCGGGCAAGGAACCGCGTTCAACACTACAAAAAAACTGGCGGATGCGCTTCGCGCGTGCATAAAAACGGTCATGTCGGGTCTGCAAGGCACCCATTATCCCGTGGGGATGGCCGAATGTGCCGATGTGGCGGAGGATTACATGAAGCTGTTGCATCCAGAAAAAGAAACGAAAGAAACGAAAGAAACGAAAGAAACGAAAGAAACGAAAGAAAGGGAACGCCACCAGGCGGTCAAACCCTTGCTTCCAAAACAGTTCATTGGCCCGTCGTCCTACACGCTGCAGCTGCAAAACATTGTGCCCGTTAATGAGAACTGCACCATTCCCAATGTGCGCAACAACTACACGGTCACCGACAAAGCCGACGGCGCGCGCAAGCTCTTGTTCATCTCACCCACCGGGCGCATTTACCTGATTGACACCAACATGCGCGTGCAGTTCACGGGGGCGCAATGCGGCAATGACAAGCTATTCAACACGCTGCTGGACGGCGAGCACATCCTGCACGACAAGAGCGGGCGCTTCATCAACTTGTTTGCCGCGTTTGACGTGTATTACATTGCCGGCAAGGACGTGCGTGCACTGCATTTTGTGCCGCCATCGGCTGAAGCGCCCGTCACCAAGTTCCGACTGCCGTTGCTGGCGGAATTGATGACCGAATTGAAAGCGCGCTCCGTGGTGCGCGGTGCCGCCACATGTCCCATCCGCATGGAGTGCAAGAAATTCAAATACACGGGGCAGGACCAGAGCATTTTCCAGTGCTGCGCCACGCTGATGTCGCAGATTGATGCCAACGCGTTTGAATACACCACGGACGGCATGATTTTCACACCAGCGGATGCGCCCGTGGGTGGCGACGTGGGCGGCGAAGCAGCCGGACCCAAGTCCAAAATCACGTGGCCGCTGTCGTTCAAATGGAAGCCCGCGGAGGCCAACACCATTGACTTTCTGGCCACGGTGGTGAAAGACACCAACGGACAGCCCAAGACGAGCAGCATTTACACGGACGGCATCAACGTCGCCAAAGCGGATCAAATCGTGCAGTACAACACGCTCACGCTGCGGGTCGGGTTTGACGAAAAAAAGCACGGCTATTTGAACCCGTGCGAGGACGTCATTCAGGGCAAGCTGCCATCCCGTAGTAGGGGCGCAAATGAAAGGGCTGAAAGGGCTGAAGACTCTTACAAGCCGGTGCCGTTTTATCCCACAAACCCGTACGATCCCAAAGCCCACGTGTGCAACGTCATTCTTCGCACGGATGCGGCGGGAAACCGCGGCATGATGCTGACTGCCGAAAACGAGGCGATTGAAGACGGCACCATCATTGAGTGCGCGTACAATGCCGGTGCTGCCGATCCGCGCTTTCGCTGGGTTCCGCTCCGCGTGCGCACCGACAAGACGGCGGAGTATCGCAGCGGCCAGAAAAACTACG